CCATCAAGTATCTCTGTTCCGTCTATAGCACCTGTAGGCAATACTATTTCAGCCGTACCTGTGCTGTCAGTAGTAAAGGTAGCCTTGCCGTCATTTGCAATACTTAGCCTTTCAGTAGCTGCTGCTGCACCGTCAGGTGTAGTCCCAAACACTATCTTTCCTGGCATGTCGTTGGAACCAGGTGCTCCGTCTGAAGATATCTGTATGTTAGCTGCTGTTGCGTAGTCAACTCCATCGTACCCACCTCCTTCTATAGTAAACAACACATCGCCATTTGATACTATAGTAGGAGATGCTTCTGTGCCTCCACTCTTATAGCCAAAGAATATAGATGCATCTAATTCATCAGAACCTGTATGGTGTCTGAAAAACCCTGCATCTCCAAAGTAATCAGTATCAGTCGTTAGTCCTTTGTCGCTGTGAGTGCTAAACAATATGTCGAAAGTTACTCCTGAAACTACTTGCTGTACCGCAGAAGATCCTATACTTGTAAGGTCTAGCCCTGCATCTAAAAACAACAGATTTGCATTTGTATCGCCTTCTATACGAGTGTCGTAGTTTCCACCTGAGTCATTTACATTTAAACCTGAGTCAGCATTTAACAAAGTACCTGTAAACGTAAGGCTGGATGTACCCTCTATAGTTCCATCACCTGTCCAAACACCTACTTGATTGTCTACCGGAGTACCAACCTTAGAAACATCACCTCCTCCACTTGCAGCAACCCATGTAAAACCTGAAGTACCTGAATCATAAGAAAGTATATAATTGTCCGTAGCTGAGTTAGTGCAATCAAGGTCAGCTTCTACAAGGGTATCGTCTAAAATGTTAGCACTGGTAATACCTGCTGATCCAGATAACTCAGAGTTAGTCAAACCACCTACATTCAATGTATTTGTTGTAATAGACAACCCTGTACCTTCTATATCAGTACATGTAGTAGCATCTGTCACCGCATCTACACCAGCACCAAAGAAGTCAACCGCAGCATCTCCTGTCAAAGCTGATCCTGCCTCACCATCTCCTGCTGCATAGTTGCCTGTAGTGTCTGTAGTCAAAGCTACACTGTCTGCTGACACCGCACCTCCATCATCCAAATCAGTAGCAACCCCAAGCAACACACCAACACTGATCTTTCTACTTACAGATGTCACATCAGGATCATCAACTATATACATATCATCACCTGAAACCGGACTAGTTATATCAGGTAAATCATGAACTTCTGTATCAGCTCCATATACAGGAGATACAGACAATGCGAACAACGCGAATATTAATAATATTTTTTTCATATTTACCTTCCAATTAAAGCACTAACACCATCGTCTAATAATATCTTACTTACACCGTCGTCAAGAAGTATATAAAACACCGGTACTGTCCATGTTGAAATACCCACCCTCTTCCATGTATCCGTTGCTGTACACACGTAAATATAAGAGTCATCCCATAGCACCTGACCTGTTGTTCCTGTTGCTGTAGGAGCAGAAGGAGTACCGGTATTGGCTATTATCAAACTATCTATCACTAAATCAGGATTCACAATTGCAGTTATATCATTACCACTAAGAGTAAAATTTATTGTACCTGTATCTGTAAAACCAGTTATATATTGCCTCTTCTTAGTAAATGTATTTTCAATAGTCTTAGAATATAGACTACCACTGCATAGAAAAATCATCAGGGTGATTAACAATACTCTTTTCAACGCCTATATCCTCCAGAAGTATGATCCATAGCACCTCTTCTCGTTGTACTATATACTAATGCATCGTCTATCCTTACAGCCCCTGAGAGCGTCTGTAAGGCGTTGTAATTCTCTATCACCTCCATACCCCTCTCTGCCATCAACGCAACAGAAGGATGAACCTTAGAGTTCTTGTCAGGCATTAACCTGAGAGCTAAGTTGTATATCATTGGCTCGTTGTACTCAAGCGGTATACTAAATGTACTTGTAGTTGCCGTTGGATTAGTCAATACCTTCTCTGATGTTAGATAAAGCGAATATGCTATGTCTGCCGGTGAATCGAACTTTAAGTTTGAATTGGGATACTGAGTGTCATAGTACACACTTCTCGGTCTTGCATTTACACTCTTTTGTGTTATTGAATCGTAATCTCTTTGTGTTAAGTTTACGTCTACATTGTGGTCTGTGTTGTCTATCCTGATGAACGCACTACCTAACCTTACCGGCCTTGCAGTATCGAAGTCAGGAGTACCATCCTCACCTATAGTGTATACCGACTGGCCTACAGCCAATGTCAAAATATCTGTAGTTACCGATGGTATAAATAACCCACTAGCACTCCACAAAGACAACATATTTTGTAGATCCTCTAAGCCATAAGCAGCCTTTGTAGAGGTTACATTAGTAATACCTATCTTTCTATATGCTGCTGTTATTACAGCCAACGCTGTCATGTTAGGAATTTTATTTACCTCCCTTAATAATCATTGTTCTTAGGTAAAAAATCCTGATAATTACCCTTAAAAGACTTCTTTCCTACATGTTCAAAATTAAGATTAGGGCAAACCCATAACTTACCACCAATCTTGCGCCACCTTTCGCAAAACGCATAGTCCTCAGTTGTCCATGTTTTTCCATCTATAGGTACTCCCATATTGAAAAGGTCATAACCACTTTTTTGTGTAGTCTCTGACACATCAACAAAATTCCCTTCATAACGAAGTTCAGGATATGCTTCCTGCATCTGCTCAATCACTGTTCTCTTTATACGCATAAAACCTGTCGGAAGATAATCAGCTTCTAAGAGGAACTCTTCTTTACCTTCTAATACTTTACCAACAGGAACACCGTCTTCTGTTTTAATCTGTACCGGAAAGGACAGCAGATCACGTTTAAGAGGATATATACCTGCAACTAATTCTTCAGGACGATCAAGAAGCTTCATCACGCTTTCATAATCAAACCCTACATCCGCATCAATAAAAAACAAATCAGTAGCATCTGTCTCCATAAACATTGCAGTAAGAGTACTTCTTGCCACTGGTAAATAAGTACAATTAGAAAGAATAAAAACATCAGCTTCAATGCCTTTTTTCCATAAAACATGAAAAGTTTCAATTAATGACATCATACACTTTGATTCTATTGTTCCATCATAAGTAGGGATACAGAATATTACTTTCATAGTCTTGAATAGGTGGACGTATAAGCATACACCTTATACGCCCACCATAAAATACCTTTCATTAAGTAACGGTTGTAGTTAAGCCTAAGTTATTACAAGCAGTTCTTAGTGCATTTGCTAACGCCTGTGTAGTCGTAGCGTTAGTACCTGCCGCTGCACCTGTCTGCTGAACTACAGTCGTTGAACCAAAAAACCCTATCTTAGCCCCATTGCCACTTGCCCTACCTAATATAGTACCGTCTGCTTTACCTCTACCTACATATTCTGCACCCATAATACACCTACTTTCTTCTTAGTCGTAAACGTGAACTTGATAGCCTTCACGCCTGAAGTAAACACTACTTTATTGACTATGTTACGATCTAATTCTTGTTGCCCATTCTGGTCTGATTGTTTTATAACCATACAGAACGTCAATCCTTGTTGCAAACTCGTCATTCTGGAAGTCGCAACCATGCCATACTCGCATAGATATTCCATCCATAACTTCTCTACTCATTCTCTGACCAGGCTCTACATGCAAGTCAGCAGTTACGAATGTAAATGCATCCTTGTGATAAGCTATGTTCTGATCCCAAACAAGACCAGCAGCACCTGAACCACCACCGGTTAAGTTAAGAACTGCTTTACCTGCACCAGCACTTACAATCTCTACATTCTGCCTTGCGCCTGAAGTTATAGGTGTAGGAGAAACATCAATAACTTCTGTACCATCTGCACTTGCTACCGCAGTTGTTACAACAAACTGCTGTAAGTGATCCTGTCTTACTTTAGTTTCACGATTAACTGCATATACATCAGCTACAGTAAAAACATCACCAACAGTCATAGTCAAAGCTGAACCTGCTGTAGTGGTAATAGTAGCAGTGCCTGAAGTAATACCGGTTGAAGTATTACATACCGGAGTTGTATCTGTTCTGGTTCCGTTTGTGTGAGTTGGAACCATTTCAGATTCGTGCCAATCCATACCTACTGCATGTCCTATATACCCTTCGTTGAATGACTTTGTAATCTCGTCACCTTTGTGAAAGTATGCATTCATACTGTTGGTAGTAGCAGCCATTGCAGAAGCATTCATAAGAACGTTTCTGTCGCCTCTAGGAGCTAGTCCCTGAGTCAACCTTGCATTCGCATTACGAATGTCAAGCAACTCTGCTGGTGTAGTGTCTACAGTACCAGTAATGTTAAAGATATCGTTGCATACATTTGAAAGTATATCACTTTCAACTTCAGCAGCTAATCTCAACATAGCAGGCCTTGCAAACCTAGTCCTGAAGTCGTCTACAGATAGAGACTTTTCCAGACCACTAAATGAAGGCATACCTACATGTTTCTGAGTTGCTACTGTAAGAGTCTGTGATGTCTCGTCTGCGTCCTGCGTAACAAGGGTCTTACCTGTAGATACCGTATACTCATTAGGATTCCTTATAAGCAATGTACCTTCGTTTTTAGCACCTTCTACTGCAAACCTATTGTCGTACTGATTGTTGATTGTTTTGAGAAATGTTAATGAATTGTGAACCTCGGCTAAAAGTTCCCTTGTGATATCACCATCTGATAGTGATTGTAATGAATTAGCCATCTATTGGCCTCCTTTTTTATTTTGGTCTGCCACGCTTCCTGAGTATTTCCTCGTTGCGTCTTTTGAGAAATTCACTGTTGTCCTTTATCTTATAAATACTGCCTTGAGGCGATGTATCCGACTCTCCGCTTACCGTATTCAAAGTTGCAGGTGCGCTTGTAACCTTCTTTTGTATTGTTTTAAATTTACCTGATATTTCACCAATCTTAAGCAAAGCTGAACTTCTATCCATACTCTGAAGACCTTCTAGTTCAGAAGGATTCTTGCGTAAGAAATACGCAACCTCAGGACTGTATTCAGCATTTAACACCAAGTCTGCAACGCCCTCAAATGGATTACTTCCATCTGGATTGTCAGTAGTAACAAGTGCATCAAAGTCAGAGAACTTTGCTCTCATCCTATCTGCACGTTTGTTAAACCTGTCAGTATTAGCAGTACGCTGATTGTCTAACCTTGCTTTCTGATCGTTTACTGCTACCTGCGATTGATTGAAAGAAACAGTATCTTGTTCATACTTAGCAAAAGCCTGTTGATATTCCTGCCCAGTGTCGTAGTCTTCCCTCAAAGGTGTAAGTGGCCTGTCAACAGGAGCTGCACTGATAGACTCCATCTCCTGAAGTCTCTTCTCTGCTTGTGACGCTCTTTCTTCTGCTTGCTTACGCCTACTTACCTCTTTGTTGATCTTCTTCTGAACACCGTGCTGAAGCGTTTCGCCTTCAGGAGTCTTTTCTGCTGCTCCTTCTGACATAATATCTTCTACACTTACACCACTTTCGCCTTCTAGCAACCCTTCATCTGTTTCAGTCTTAGCCGTTTCGACTGCCTCTGATTTACCGGCTTCTCCTACTACTTCCTCAGGTGTTATGGTCGCCTGATTCGACTCTGTTGATGTTTCCATTTAAGAAACCCTCCTCCCGTTTTAAGCTTGCGGTTCGCCTTGCCCTTCACCTTCGGGCTTTAACCCCAACAACTGAGGTAGTATCGCTTCTATCTTTTGTGCTATATCCCTATGGCCATCCCAATCCTGAAGCTTAGCCATGTCACCAGCCAGAAGTATACCTAACTGCGGATTACCCTCTACTAAGGAACGCATACCGGCCAACTGCTCTTCTCGTCTGGTAGACATCAACTTCACTTTTACATTAAGATCATACTTGCCTACATTTAAATCATTTACCTTGTAAGACTCCCCTGTCTGCTCGTCAACTAACTCTTGATTAAGGATAACGGACATCTGCTCTCCATCTTCACCTAATATCCTTTGTATTCTCTGTGTGTCATATATCTTTGGTATCAAGTCTATCAACTGTCTCGTAGACGTATTTAAGGCTCTGTGGAAGTTGTCAGGAAAGTGAAAGGTACTCTGATCTGACCTATTCGCCCTTGCATCTATAGCTACCTTAGAACGCTCATTGCTAGACTGACCAAAGCTAGACTTAAACCTACCTGTAGTATCTTCTATGTTGCGCTCTGTTATCTCTAACATAGAAGTCTCACCTGTACTTATCTGCGGTGCTATCTCTCTTCTAGGCCCACCAGGCATGTTCTTGTCATGTTTAAATGTCAAGAACGGCAACATCTTCTTATGCGCTACATCCCACATACTCTTAAAACCATCTATCATCTTAGCTGTGACTAAGTAAGGAGCTTTGGCTGCTAATGCATATCGCTCTGTAATAGCACTCTTGAAGAAGTTGTACATACGCTGATCGTCCTTTGCATACTCAATCAAAGACTTCTT